AATCAATAGCTAAAAAAAGAAATTAATAATGGCAAACAAAGTATTCGTATCCCCTGGGGTATATACATCAGAAGTAGATTTAAGTTTCGTAGCCCAAAGCGTTGGGGTTACTACTTTAGGTATTGTAGGTGAAACAATTAAAGGACCTGCATTTGAACCTATTTTTATCAGAAACTTTGATGAATTCTCTACATATTTTGGAGGAACGTCTCCAGAGAAATTCATAAACACCCAAATTCCTAAGTATGAGGCGGCGTACATTGCTAAATCATATTTACAACAATCTAATCAATTGTTTGTAACTAGAGTTTTAGGACTTTCGGGTTACGACGCTGGACCTTCTTGGTCTATAAGTACAAAAGCTAACGTTGACTGTAGTACGGTTGATTTTTATTGTTTGTCTAGCACCACTGTAAACTGTGTTGAACAATGTGATGAATATCTAACTATAGATTATGCAATTGACTTTACAGGATGTACAAATAATTCATCGACCATTGTCTTAGACACTGCAGACATTCCTGATTACCTTTTAGAAAAATTATATTTACCATATGAGAATTTTGATGGTAGTACTTCTACATTATATGAAAATATGATTAATCAAATTTTTGATGTGTTAAGAACTCCATCTACAGAGGCAACTTCTATTTACTACTACGGACCAATTTCAGGAGATGTTTATAGTGCGTTGTCAACAACATTTACCGCGGAAACTAACGTATTCGGTGTTGAGAACGTTAACGCTTCTGAGATTAATTATTGTGCATCTCAAAACGACCCATGGTATTATGCAACTTTTGATAACTTAGGAAACGCAATTTATAGTGGATTCTCATTCTTTAGTGTTGTATCAGATTTACAACCTGTACCTGTTACAACTACAACAACAGTACCATTAACCACACCAACACCTTCACCATCACCTGTTAATCCATGTATATCTCCAACACCACTTCCTAATGTAACACCAACACCTTCACCTGTTCCTGTAAATTGTTACACAGGTAAATTGATTGGTACATTATATGTGTTTGATGGTGTTGCTTACACTGACTATGACGATTTAGTAATCGCAACATTCCGTTCAAGAGGATTGGCAACGTATTCTTCTGATGACGGAGCGGTATACGAAGTTACAGGATTAACTGACGTATCAATGGATTGTACAAATGGTTATAGTGCGGTTACTAAAAACCCATATGCAACTTTTGGTCTAAACGTAACTAATAATGATGGTCAAAGTTTCTTCTTTGAAACATCATTCCAAAACTCAGACCCTAAATATCTTTCTAAAGTGTTTGGAGCATCTAACTTCGCAAAACCAAGAAGAGAAGTTCCTTTATTTGTCGAAGAAAGGTTCCAAGCGTTATTAAATTACGCATGGAGAAAAGGATACATTAGAGGATTAAATTGTAGTTTAACCGCTTTACCTGACGCAAGACAAGGTAATGACCCTACATCAATCGCGTGGTACCTTGAAAAATATCAATCACCTATGTCACCTTGGGTTGTATCTGAACTTAGAGGTAATAAAGTTTACAACCTGTTCAAAGTAACAACAATCGCTGACGGTGACGCGGCTAATATCGAGGTTAAGATTTCAATTGCTAACATTTCATTTGGAAACGGAACATTTGATTTATTTGTTAGAGATTTCTTTGACTCTGATTCAGCACCTACAGTATTAGAAAAATTCACTAACTGTTCACTTGACCCAAGTAACAACAATTTCGTTGGTAAAAAAGTTGGTTCAGTAGACGGTGAATATGAATTAAACTCTAAATTTATAATGTTGGAACTTAATCCTGACGCTCCTGTAGACGCATTACCTTGTGGATTCCAAGGTTACGCATTTAGAGAATACGCAGGTCTTAGACCTCCATTCCCAATATACAAAACTAAATATGACTTCCCAGGTGAGGTTGTTTATAACCCACCATTTGGTTTATCTTCAGGAGCGGACGATATCGTAAGAAGTGCAGGAGATAATGTGAGAAGAACATATTTGGGTATTTCTGACACTATTGGTTTTGACGTTGATTTTTACACTTATAAAGGTAAACAATTACCATTGGATGTTTGTACTGATGTTTCAGGTGATGAATGGGCATACAAAACTAGAGGTTACCACATGGATAAAAACGCAAGTGGAATTACAATTTCAGGAGCATTTAGTACAAGTGGAACACCAGCATTCTTTGTTGGAGCATCTGAATTTACTCAAGACCCTGAAGATGAAACTAACCAATACTATAGATTATTCGCACGTAAGTTCTCATTCTTATGTTCAGGAGGTTTTGACGGTTGGGATATTTACAGAGAATATAGAACCAACCAAGACCGTTTTGTTCTAGGTAGGTCAGGTTATTTAAAAGGAGCGTGTCCTTCGTTTAGATACCCAACTGCATCAGGGTGGGGAGCGTTTAAACAAATCACAGTTGGTGACAATACTCAAGATTGGGCAAACACTGACTACTACGCATACTTATTAGGACAAAGAACTTTTGCTAATCCTGAAGCGGTTAATATTAACGTATTTGTAACACCAGGTATTGATTATTTAAATCATCCAGGATTGGTAGGTACCGCGATTGACATGGTTGAAAACGATAGAGCGGATTCCTTGTACATCTGTACTACACCTGACTACAATATGTTTGTACCTCAAACAGGTGACCAATTAGACTTGATTTATCCTCAAGAAGCGGTTGACAACTTAGAAACTGCGGGAATCGATTCTAACTATACATGTACTTACTACCCTTGGGTTCTAACTCGTGATACTGTAAATAACACTCAGATTTACATTCCAGCAACTGCTGAAGTTTGTAGAAACTTAGCGTTAACAGATAATATCGCTTTCCCATGGTTCGCATCAGCGGGTTACACTCGTGGTATAGTAAACGCAATTAAAGCACGTAAGAAGTTAACTCAAGAAGATAGAGATACTCTATATAAAGGTAGACTTAACCCAATCGCTACTTTCTCTGATGTTGGTACGGTTATTTGGGGTAACAAAACTTTACAGATTAGAGAGTCTGCACTTGACAGAATAAACGTTAGAAGATTGTTACTACAAGCTCGTAAGTTGATTTCAGCGGTTTCTGTAAGATTACTATTCGAACAGAATGACGAGAAAGTAAGACAAGACTTCTTAAATGCGGTGAATCCTATCTTAGACGCAATTAGAAGAGACAGAGGGGTATACGATTTCCGTGTAACAGTTTCTTCAGATGCTGCTGACTTAGATAGAAACCAAATGACAGGTAAGATTTACATCAAACCAACTAAGTCACTTGAATTCATTGATATCACATTCTACATTACTCCAACAGGAGCGTCGTTTGAAAATATCTAAAACAAAAAATAAGGTGGGGTTTATTCCCCACCTTTTAGCCATTTAATTATATGAAAGTTAATAGAAGAATTTTTAAAGAGGGAATTGATGAGGAGGGTACTCCTGACATGAAATATTATTCATTCGACTGGGATGATAATATTATGGTTATGCCAACAAAGATAATCCTTAAAGACGAAGGTGGTAATGAAGTTGGTATGTCAACAGAAGACTTTGCGGAATATAGAACTGAAATAGGTAAAGAACCATTTGAGTATGAAGGTCATACCATAGTAGGTTTTGCAGAAGAACCGTTTAGATATTTTGGGGTTAAAGGAGATAAACAATTTATTGTAGATTCTTTGACGGCAAAGCAAGGACCTGCATGGGATGATTTTGTGGAGGCGATAAATAACGGGTCTATTTTTTCCATAATCACTGCAAGAGGACATACACCAAATGTATTAAAAGAGGCAGTTTATAATTTAATTGTCTCAAATACAGGAGGGATATCTGCAAAGGAGTTGGTTAAAAATTTAACAAAATATAGAAATTTAACGGACGAAGAGGAGTCTTCCCCAAGAGAAATGATTAGAGAGTATTTAGATATGTGTAAATTTTACCCTGTAAGTTATGGAGAAGGTTCTGCAACAAATCCTGAAGAAGGTAAAGTTAAAGCGATGAAAGAATTTATTTCGTATGTTAGAGATATGGCTTCCCACCTTCAAAAGAAAGCTTTTTTAAAGAACAAAGTATCTAATAATTTCTTACCTACAATTGGATTTTCAGATGATGATGTTAGAAATTTAGAAAAAATGAAACAACATTTTGAAAAAGAACCGATACTTAAAACTTATTCAACTGCTGGAGGAAAGAAAAAATTATATTAACTAGATACTTATAATGGAAGATTAAAATTAAAAAACCAAAAGTAAAGAGAAAAATTTTACTTGGGGATATTTATAATAAAATAAAAGAAGAAAAAAAAATACAACAAAATGGCTGATTTATTAATGAAAATGCCGATACCTTATGAACCTAAAAGACAGAACAGGTTCATCATGAGATTTCCATCTACATTGGGTATCAATGAATGGTTTGTAGAAACCGCCGCTAGACCGTCAATCACAGTTAACGCTACAGAGATACCGTTTTTAAATACCTCGACATATGTTGCTGGTAGATTTAAATGGAATCCTATTAACGTTAAATTCCGTGACCCTATTGGTCCTTCAGCATCACAAGCTCTTATGGAGTGGGTTCGTTTATGTGCGGAATCTGTAACAGGTCGTATGGGTTACGCTGCGGGTTATAAAAAGAATGTGGACCTTGAAATGTTAGACCCAACAGGTGTTGTTGTTGAAAAATGGATTATTGAAGGGACATTTTTAACTTCAGTTAACTTTGACTCTTTAGGATATTCAACCGATGGTATTGCAACAATTTCTGCAACACTTCAGATGGACCGTTGTGTATTAGTATACTAAAATTTAGAATTAACATAAAATTTAAAGTTCCATGTACAAACGTGGAACTTTTTTTATTATATAATTATGGAAAACTTAACAGGATATACATGTCAAACTTGTGGTAAAATATTTGAAACTAAAGAAGAGTTTGACAATAGACATAAAAAAAAGAAAAAAAATAATAAACAATCAGATTCTAAAAAGAAAGATTGATTTTTATAATAGTCAAATTATTTTTAAAAGAAAAACATGGAACAAAACGCATATACCGCAGGACAAGAAAATTTTAATTTACCACATGATGTGGTACAATTACCAACAGGGGGTATTTTTTATAAATCAAAAAAGAAATCAGTTAAAGTTGGTTATTTAACCGCTAATGATGAAAACTTTTTAGTATCAGTTGCGTCACAACCTGGCTCATCTACAAATATAGTACTATCATTATTAAGAAACAAAATATACGAACACGACATCAGACCTGATGAAATGCTTGAAGGGGATATTGAAGCGATTCTCATATTTTTACGAAATACTTCATTTGGGCCTGAATATAAAATATCAGTTACCGACCCAAAAACAGGTAAACCGTTTGATACCGAAATCCTTTTGGATGAGTTAAATATTAAACGTATTCCAAACGCACCTGATGAGAACGGATTATTTACTACTAAACTACCAAGAAGTGGCTCAACAGTTAAATTGAAACCATTAACTTATGGTGAAATTATGGATATTGAAAAAATGGTAGAACAATATCCCGTTGGTAGAGTTGCTCCAAAAATAACATGGAGATTAGAAAGACAAATCCAAGAAGTTGACGGTAATTCAGATAGAGGACATATCGCTCAATTTGTTGCATCGTTACCAATTATGGATTCTAAACACATTCGAAATTTTATGAGAGAAAATCAAATCTCTTTAGACTTAAGAAGACAAGTTATAGCCCCGTCAGGAGAATTGGTATCTTTCGAGATTACCTTTGGGGCTGAATTTTTTCGCCCTTTCTTCTGATTACAGACTATTCCTACTTGAAGAATTCTATGTTATGGCTAAAATATTAAGAACTTCATATTATGAATTTCTTAATATCCCCACATACGCTCGAAAATTTCTAATCAACAAAATCATAGAAGAAAATACTCCAAAAAATTAAATCGGAACCTATTTATATTAAAACTTAAAAAGTATGCAAGCAGGTTCATCTACAGGAACAACAAATCCAATCCAAGGATTTGGAGAGTACCTTAAAAGTTTGGGTAAAGATATTGGGGATGCTATCATGACCAATTTTGACGGTGCTCAAATAATCAAAACTATGGAAGAAATGGAGGGTTATGCGACTAGCATCGCTCATCAATTTGGACAAGGTAGAGAGAATGTTGTTGCAATGCAAGCCGCAATGGGGGACGCAGCCATCAAAGTAAAAGAGATGGGTGGTAGTATGAAAGACATTTCAGGTATTATGCAGGACGTGGCAAATACACTCGGAAGAAATGTTATAACGCAAGGTGAAACTATTGAGGGGATTTATGAGGTAACTAAAGTAACAGACCAAACAACTGGAGAATTAGTTAAAGGGTTCAAGGACGCAGGATTTTCTATATCACATATTAATAAAGAAATGCAAAGTGTGGTTGATGTTGCTAGACGACAAGGAGTAAGTGCGGTTGCGGTTTCAGACAAAGTTTTAGAAAATATGTCCGCTCTAAATAAGTTTGGATTTGAAAATGGTGTTCAAGGACTTGCGAAAATGGCCGCTCAAGCTACCGCATTGAGAATCGATATGAAATCCACTCTTGACATGGCGGATAGGTTGTTTGACCCTGAACAAGCTATTAATATGGCGGCGTCAATGCAAAGATTAGGGGTTACACAATCTGATTTATTAGACCCATTAAGATTAATGGATTTAGCACAAAATGACCCTGCGGAATTACAAAATCAATTATCTGAAATGTCAAAACAATTTGTTCAGTTAAATGAAAAAGGACAATTTGAAATAATGCCAGGTGCTAGAAGACAGTTAAGAGAAATTGAAAGAGAACTTCAATTACCTGCAGGTCAGTTAAGTAAGATGGCATTGAGTAGTGCCGAATTGGATGATAAATTAAGTAAAATTAGTTTCCCTGATTTTGCAGATGAAGACCAACAAAAAATGATTGCTAATCTCGCTGAAATGGGAGAAGGAGGACAATATCAAGTTACATTCGAAGATAAAGAAGGTAAAACTCAAACAAAGGCGATTACAGAATTAACCGAAGACGACATAAAACAATTGGGGGAAGCGTCACAACCTAAAAGTTTAGAGGATATTGCGAAAGAACAATTAAAAACCAGTGACAGAATTGCCGCGATATTGGAGTCTATGAAGGACAGAACAGGAACCGCTTTAGCGGGTACAAGGGTTGTTGAACAGGGTAGGCAGGCAACAGTAGAAGCGTATGGTGTTTTGGGTAAAACCGCGAGTGGTGAAAAATTACAAATAGATACATTAAGAGACGCTTTAGGTAGTGGGTTAAGTAATTTACTTGACAGTATAAATAAAGGCGAGGCTTTAGGAGGATTTACAACTGCATTAACAAATACTAGTACGTATATTCAAGGAGCGTTTGATGAAGCTTTAAAAAATGGTAAGACCGCAATTGACGATTTAACCAAATCAACTAATCCATTAACACAATTATTTACAGGATTAGTTGAAAAAACTGCAACATATGTCGGGGAAAAAGAAAAATTAATAACCCCTAAAACAACTGAAGTTAAAGATTTTGTAATACCATTTGAACAAGACCAATTAAGAATTTATAACAATGCGATTGTTGGAGGTACAAATTTAGGTAATAATACTAACACACCCCCGACTGAATCTAATCAAAAAATATCTGTAGACGGGAGTATTACTGTAAATGTCACATCTCAAGGTATAGATACTAATTCATTATCTATGGCTTTAAATGACTTAACTGTAAAACAACAAATTGTTCAAGCGGTTATTACAGGTATGAATCCTAACTCTAATCCTAATCAATTAAATCAACAAATAAAAAGTGGTGAATTAAACTCTTATAATTTTGGGTAATTACTATTTATAATAAAATGAAATAAATGTCAGACAGTTCATTATCATTTATAAATTCATCAAGTTTTAGAAATTCTTTAATTAATAAAAACTTGCCACCCTATTCCGTTAATGGTGTATTCTCACCACCTACGGGAGCGGTAAACTATGAAACAAATTTAACAGTAAGTCCTGTTATAGATTCTCCTGATGAATTAATTAGTGATGGAGTTTTTGCTCAACAGTTATATCCGTTAAACGAATACGGACCTGAAGGAGGGTTTAATACCGAAATAACGTATAACGGACCACCATTACCTGTTGAACCTAACAAAGGTGAGTATGACCCAAATGATACAATTTTAGATATTGTAAATGAATTTTACATCGATGCTGCATATATCGAAAATATATACGGGCCTGAAGGAGGATTCAATCAGATGGTTGTTATTGACAGTATTCAAAATAACAATAAAATATACCTACCTTATTGGGAACCACCAACTTTTAGACCCTCATCATATTCACCATATGAAATTTTATTATCTGATAATCCGACAGGTTCTGATGGTACATTGTCTCAAGATTCTTATTTGGCCAGATTAGGTGCACAAACTTTAAAGAAACTTTTCCAAGATAGAATTGACGCTGAAATTTACCAAAATACAGTTGGTCTTGTAAATTTAGAGTCACTTTCAGACCCTTTTGAGGCTAGTTTAATTGTTACAGGACAAGAACCATTAGTATATAAAAATTGGAGGATAACAGTACCTGAAAATCCATTATTAGCAGCCGCTGATTTTTTAACAAGATTAGGTGGAGCTTATTGGCCTGTATCACCAATCCCTGGTGATTATTTTGATGAAAACACTGCTAATGGAGCTCAAACTCAACAAACATCAACCGCTCTTAATGTTATTAATCAATTAACAGGTGGTTTTTTAGGACCTATTTTAAATATTAAAA